TGGCATATCGACGCTGGTCCAACTGGTAGTGCAACAAGAAAACTATCTCTTTCTATTCCTCTTAATGATAACTATGAAGGCGGTGACCTATTAATCAACAGTAATGGTGTTATTCTAAAAGCACCAAAGGAACTCGGATCGATTGGATTCTTTCCTAGTTTTAGTTTACATACCGTTGAGAAAGTAACAAAGGGCGAACGCTGGGTTATTGTTGTTTGGGTTCATGGACCTGATCGTTTTAAGTAGCAAATCCTTATAAATAAACATGAGTTTATACGGATTTCGCTAAAATGCCTGCAGTTACCAGTAGAGATACATTAATTGATTATTGTCTGAGGAAACTCGGCGATCCTGTTTTAGAGATAAATGTTGATCAAGATCAGATTGAAGATAAAGTTGATGATGCATTACAAATGTATCAAGAATACCACAGCGACGCTACAATCCGAACCTATTTAAAACATCTCGTTACCGGAGACGATGTCACCAACAAATATATTCCTATTCCTTCAGACGTTATTTACGTATCGAAATTATTTCCTGTAACGTCCACGTTTGGTTCAAGTGGGAATTTGTTTGATGTTCGATATCAGATGATGCTCAACAATATGGGTGATTTTATCAGTTTCGCTGGTGATCTTTCTTATCTTTATCAGATGGAACAATACTTGAGTATGGTCGATCAAACGCTGCACGGTCATCCCATAACTACATTCTCTAGAAGACAAAACAGGTTGTACTTGTATGGTGATTTTGAAGATGAAGACGTTAAAGCGGGAGACTATCTTATAGCAGAAATTTATCAAATAGTTGATCCCGAAACTCACACTAGTGTTTACAATGACATGTTTTTAAAGAATTATACTACTGCGCTAATCAAACAGCAGTGGGGTTTGAATATGTCTAAGTTCGAAGGTATGCAATTACCTGGAGGAGTAATAGTAAGCGGAAGACAAATGTACGATGACGCGACTCAAGAGTTAGAAAAACTTGAAGAAAAATTACGTCTCGAACAAGAATTACCTACTGACTTTTTCATGGGTTAAACATGGCAACGAATCAATATTTTTCACGCGGAAGAAGATCCGAACAAAGACTTTATGAAGATCTAGTAATAGAATCTCTTCAAATGTTTGGGCAAGACGTATATTATGTCCCAAGAGAAATAGTAAGAAGAGATACTATTTTTAACGAAGCAACGCTTTCACGTTTCGTTAATGCATATAAAATAGAAATGTATTTAGAAAATACCGACGGATTTGCCGGCGAAGGAGATTTGTTTACTAAATTTGGTATACAAATAAGAGATCAGGCAAATTTTGTTGTCGCAAGAAAACGATTTAATCATGAAATCGGTAGTCTTGAAAATGGTGGTGACCCCAACGCGTTTTATCGTCCGAGAGAAGGTGACGTAATCCATCTTCCCTTATCTGGTTCGACATTCCAGATAATGCAAGTTGAAGACGAAACTCCATTTTATCAGTTAAGAAATTTACCCACATTTAGATTATCATGTGAGTTGTTTGAATACTCTGATGAAAACTTTGATACTGATGTTACTGATATTGATAGAATTGAAACTTACGCTGCTTATCAATATGTGCTTACTATACGTACACCAGAACAAGCAACTGCAACTGCAACAGCGAGTATAACATAATGGCGGGTATATCATCAATATCAATGTCTTTTACTGGCGCAAACTATCTCTCTGTGCCAACAGTTACTGTTTCTGATCCTGATTTATCTGCTTCCACTGCAACTGGTTCTGTTACGTTAAATGACAGCAACATTATCTCAGGCATCACCATTAGTGATGGTGGTGCGTTTTATACTTCTGCTCCAAGCGTTACTGTATCGTTTACAGATTCGAACGGCCAAGAAGGTGGGATTATAGTAGGATCTAGCATAAACATTGATGGAACTGTTACTAGTGTTGATATTCCAGTATACAATGTCCCTATTGTCTCTTCTTCTGTAGTTTTTGATAGTGCTACTGGCACCGATTCTGATTTTCGAGCAACTCTTACTGCTGTATTCGATAGCGATACTAGTACAATTACAAATCTGATTATTACTGATTCTGGTGGCGGATACACTAGTGATCCTACTATAACAATTGCTGCTCCTTATACAAACCTCAATTATGAAGTGGGCGATTTAGCGCAGCAATTTAATCCTACTTTTAATATGGTTGGAGAAATTCAAGGGTATAACGATTCTAGCAGAGAACTCACTGTTATTAGAGTCGGTGCTTCTGATGGTAAGTTTCACGAATGGAACACAACAAACCCCATAGTTGGTCTTAATACTGGAGCATCAGGTTCTGTTTTATCAGTTAGAGAGGTGCAAACAGAACCAGATGCGGGTGGTGGCACTTCAGGAAACGTTACAGATTTTGATGTTTCTGCTCTCGAATTTATTGACTTCAGTGAAACTAACCCGTTCGGAGATCCATAATGTTAACTGGACATTTTTATCATGAACGTGTAAGAAAATCCGTAGCGGTTTTTGGTTCGCTGTTTAATGACATTTACATTTTCCGTAAAACTGCTTCAAATGTGGGACAGGGGCAGATGAAAGTTCCTTTGAGTTACGGACCTCGAAACAATTTCTTAACGCGAATAGCAGAGATGGGAAATGGTGAAGACGCAGAGCGCCAATTGGCAATAAGATTGCCCCGTATGTCTTTCGAAGTGCTATCGATGAGTTATGATTCATTGCGAAAACTGCCAACAAATAATGCTATTACACAACCCTTGGTAGGTGAGACTGGTCAGACATCTAGAACTAAAATGTATACCAGCGTTCCTTATAATCTTCAATTTCAATTGAACATATACGGCAAAACTCAGGATGATGTTCTTCAAATAACAGAACAAATACTTCCATACTTTAACCCGCAGTATACGGTTAGAGTTAAACCAATTAATGATTTGCCGAATATTATCGACGATGTTCCAATTATTTTGCAGGGTGTTACGTTTTCAGACGACTACGAAGGAGCAATTGATCAAAGAAGAACTATAATGTATACGTTAGACTTTGAAGTAAAAGTTAATTTCTATGGTCCGATTGCACCTAAATCTATTATCAATGAAGTACAAACTACACTGTTTGAGATGGATGCTGGTATTGAAGATAGTGATCAACAATTAGAATTACTCACGACACTGCCGGCACCATCAGGAGTTGGACCGGACAGTGATTATACACTTGTTACCACTATAACATGAGGCAAATATGGAAGATAATAAGAATATAAAAAGCGACTACGATTATTCAAGAGAAACATATTATAACCTTTTAGAGAAAGGTGGTGAATCTTTAGACCTAATGATCGAAGTAGCAAGAGAAAGCGAGCATCCAAGAGCGTTTGAAGTTCTTTCAAATATGATGAAAAACTTGGCAGAAATAAACGACAAATTAATGGATCTAAATAAGAAGAATAAAGATATTAGCAAAGAAACTGTTGCGACAAAACAGATAACAAACAATAATGTGTTTATGGGGAGCACGACTGACCTGCAAAGATTTTTACAGAATGAACAAAAGGTGATTGATGTTACTCCAGAATCAAATGAATAATGAGACATATCTCGGCAACATTAATGTAAAGAGAGACGGTGTTGTACAAGAATGGTCGAAGAAGGAGATACGTGAATATAAAAAGTGTATGGACGATCCCGCATACTTTGCTCAGAATTATGTCAAAATCATTTCGCTCGATAGCGGACTTGTTCCTTTTTCTCTTTATCCCTATCAAAGAAAAATGTTCAGTCATTTTAACGATAACCGTTTTAGCATTGTACTTGCTTGTAGACAGTCTGGGAAATCAATATCGTCAGTCGCCTATCTTCTTTGGTATGCGATCTTCCACCCAGAAAAAACAATCGCAGTCCTCGCCAACAAAGGTGCCACTTCTAGAGAAATGCTTGGGCGCGTTACGCTTATGTTGGAAAACCTTCCTTTCTTTTTGCAACCAGGCTGTAAGACTCTTAATAAAGGTTCAATTGAGTTTTCTAATAATTCTAGGATTGTTGCTGCTGCCACTAGCGGGAGCAGCATTCGCGGTATGTCTGTTAATCTGCTCTATCTCGATGAATTTGCTTTTGTTGAGCGAGCATCTGAATTCTATACTTCCACCTATCCTGTCGTCTCCGCAGGAAAAGACACAAAAGTCATCATCACCTCAACCGCAAATGGAATTGGTAACGTCTTCCACAAAATATGGGAAGGTGCTGAGCAGAAAGTCAATGAGTACAGAAGTTTCCGCGTAGACTGGTGGGATGTGCCTGGAAGAGATGAAGAATGGAAAAATCAAACCATTTCAAATACTAGTTCTTTACAGTTCGACCAAGAATTTGGAAATACTTTCTTTGGAACTGGAGATACCCTAATAAACGCAGAGACGCTTTTGTCATTGCGAGCAAAAACGCCCCTGCGGGTCTTAGAGGGCGGTCTTTTTTTAGTTTATAAAGAACCTTGCGCAAAGCACGAGTACATCATGACCGTTGATGTATCGAGAGGAAGAGGTCAGGATTACTCTACGTTTAATATAATCGACATTACGACACGCCCTTTTGAGCAAGTGGCTGTGTATCGGAATAACTCTATCTCTCCAATACTCTTCCCTAATATTATCTATAAGTATGCGACTGTGTATAACAACGCATATGTTGTAATCGAATCAAACGATCAAGGTGGAGTGGTTTGTAACGGTTTGTATTATGACTTAGAATATGAAAACATGCACGTTTCTTCTTCTATTAAAGCAAATTCAATGGGGGTTGAGATTACAAGGAAGTCAAAACGTCTCGGGTGTTCTGGCATTAAAGATATATTAGAAAATAATAAATTAGAAATATCCGATGAAAACACTATATTAGAAATCTCTACATTTGTGGCAAGGGGTCAATCTTACGAAGCGAGTGAAGGAAACCATGACGATTTAATGATGAATCTAGTTATGTTCGGATATTTCGCGACCACTCAATTTTTTAGCGATATGACTGATATCAATTTAAAAGAAATGATGTTTAAAAACCAAATGCAAGAAATTGAAGACGATATTGTTCCTTTTGGGTTTATTGATGATGGGTCTGAGGCAATTAGATTAATTGAACAAGAAGAAAGTTATAAGTCAAAAGATTGGTTGATTCCGTCTGAAGAGTGGTGAATTTATAAATAAATGCATTGAGAATTTACCTTGTAATGTTACCTTATCATTGGCTATTAGCAAAGAAGGACACGAATTATGGCACTTTTTTCCCAATCCGCGTCTCCTGGCATCACTATTAAGGAAGTCGACTTAACGGGAGTAGTCCCTTCGGTCACGACTAGCACTGGTGCCTTTGTAGGGGACTTTACTTGGGGACCATCAGGATCACCGATCTTGATTGACAATGAAGCTACTTTAGTATCTTCGTTTGGTTCTCCAACAACAAGCAACAACGTTGACTTTTTGTCAGCGTCCGCATTCCTTAAATACTCAAACAGTCTTTATGTCGTAAGAGAGGCAACTAGTGCAGCAAAAAATGCATATTTCGCCACTGGCATATCTGTTACTGATCCGTACATTAAAGAGAGTACTGATTTTGATAATCAGACTTCTGCTTTAGACTCTGACGGGCATACTTTTATTGCTCGATATCATGGTACGGCAGGTAACAGTATTAAAGTTTCTGTTTGTCCTGTTGAAGACGGCGATGCTGCTTTTTCTTCTTGGACTTATCGAACCGAGTTCGATGCTGCTCCAGGGACTAGCGCACACGCTTCTGCAGCTGGTGGTTCTAACGATGAGATTCACGTTGTAGTCGTCGACGAAGACGGTGATCTTACTGGAACTGCAGGAACTGTGTTAGAAAGATATCCTTATCTATCTCTCGCAACAGATGGTAAAACCGCAAACGGTACAAACAATCATTGGTCGGCAGTAATTAATTCTCGATCAAATTATGTTTGGGCAATTAGCGCGAACAAAGCAAATGACATTGGTGACCAGACGTTTGTAGAAAATTCTACTGCTGCTGGTACTGGCGGTGGCAGAAACTTTGTGCTTGCTGACCCTGTTACGAAAGACTTTAGTTTAGTAAATGGAGCAAATTCTGCAGCATTAACTAGTGCTGAATATCTAACTGGTTTCGACGAGTTTGAAAGCACTGATGATATTCAAGTGGATTTCTTAATCGCTCCAGGAATGTCGGATTCTGCCTCACAAGCAACCGTTGTTAATGATCTAGTTACAACAGCATCTTCTCTTAGAAAAGATTGCGTTGTAGTTACTTCCCCACACCGTTCTGCGGTTGTTGGTGTAAGTAGTTCTGCTACTATAGTTACGAACACAACTAGTTTCTCGAACAAATTAACAGCATCATCTTATCTGATTGTGGATAACAACTACTTGAAAGTATACGATAAGTATAACGACAAGTATATCTTTATTCCTGCTGCTGCAAGTACTGCAGGTATTATGGCGGGTACAGATACTGTTGCTGCTCCCTGGTTCTCACCAGCGGGGGATCGTAGGGGGCAATATTTCGGTGTAGCTTCTTTTTCTTATTTAGCCAATAAATTTCAAAGAGATACGCTGTATAAAGCGGGGGTAAACCCAATAGTTAATCTCCCAGGACAAGGAGTAATTCTCTTCGGCGACAAAACCAAAGAGTCAAGACCTTCAGCGTTCGATAGGATTAACGTGCGTCGCTTATTCTTGGCAGTTGAGAGAGCAATCTCTGCGGCATCAAGAAATGTGATGTTTGAATTCAATGACGAGTTCACAAGAGCGGAGTTTGTCAATATTGTTGAACCTTTCTTGAGAGAGATTAAAGGGCGACGCGGTATTACAGACTTCAGAGTAGTATGTGACGAAACCAATAACACAGCAGCGGTCATTGATCGAAATGAGTTTATTGCTAGTGTCTTCATCAAACCAGCGCGGTCTATTAACTACATTACGTTGAATTTTGTAGCAGTTAGGACTGGGGTTGACTTTGAAGAAGTAGTTGGTTTAGTCTAAGGCGCACAAGGAGAAATTAAATGGCAATTTTAGGAGTCGATGACTTTAAATCAAAGCTGAAAGGTGGAGGTGCGCGACCGAATTTATTCAAAGCGACCATAAACTTTCCAGTATACGCAGGGGGTGATGTAGAAGTTACGTCATTCCTCTGTGAAGCAGCACAATTACCTGGATCAACAATGGGTTTGATCACTGTACCGTTTCGCGGTAGGCAATTGAAAATTGCTGGAGATCGAACGTTCGAACCTTGGACAGTTACTATCATTAATGATACTGACTTTATTATTCGAGATTCAATGGAACGTTGGATGAATGGAATTAATGCCCATTCAGCAAACACTGGTTTGGCTAATCCTATCGATTACCAATCAGACTTAATAGTAGAGCAACTAGATAAGAATGAAGACGTTCTTAAGAAATATAATTTCCGAGGATGTTTTCCTACTAATGTTGCACCAATTGATGTCAACTACACTTCAGTAGATGAGATTGAACGGTTTACAGTTGAATTCCAGATTCAATACTGGGAATCAAATACTACTAGTTAATCTCAGCAATAAATACGAGGGACTTCGACGGTTTGGAGTCCCTCGTTTTTTTAAGAGAAT